TATACGGGTCACGGTCACTAAGGACTACCAAGAGAGTGTATATTAAAGGTTGGCTATATACTGCCTATTTACTTGTTTGATTAATATTCTAGTGCAATTTATTGTGATTGTCAATAATCATTTGCACATCTTTTTTGTGCACATTCTTGTGCATTCCGTCAGGAAAATGCACGTATATATTATATATATTCTTTTTCTTATTCTCTTTCTTATTCTATTGCGTTACGTAACGTTATTGTAACGTTACACTGATTTTACTTGAATCCAGGCACGGAAAAAGACAGCCGTTTTCCAGCTGCTTTCCCATTGATTTATTTTTATGCTATTTTAATCTGCAAACTGTTCAAGAAATTCGTTTACATCTTCCAGTGTTCCAAGCTCTACTTTTTCACTGTTTAGATTGTCGCTATAGAAAAATGTATCACCATCTTTCCAGAATGTAAAAGAGCTATTACTGTAGACCTGGAAAGCTTTATTAAATCATTATGCATGTTTCGTTTTCGCCCTCGTAATTGTCTTCCGCTTCTTCCGCTTCTTCCAGGCTTGAGCAGATCGCTATTGTTTCATGGCTAGGTATTTCAACGACTTCAATTTTCATCTCTGTGCTTTCTAATGTGTCAATAAAATCTGTCTGCACAAATTTGCTTTCGTCTTCGTCATATTCAAATTCATTTTCTTCAATTACATACTCTTCAACCTTGTAGAATGTCATTCCGTGGTAAGAAAATTTGCTAACATCTGTTTTACGTTTTGCAAGTTCCTTTTTCGCTTCCTCCAGTGTATCGAATGTTTTTATATATTCCGGCGAATCGTCAAAAGCCGTGCATCCTTCTTCAATTTCTTTTCTATCTTTATACTTAATTTCTGCCGTTCTTTTTACTAAATCATATTTTTTCATTTTTCTTTCCTCCTTGCTTTCACTGGTAACTTGTAAGCTTGTTCCTTACAAGTATTATTATATATTTATTTGTGCCTAATGTCAATATGCAACAATATAATTATTTGTGCTTAATTTTCTTTAGCTTTCTTTCTTTCTATTTTATCCAGTTCTTTTAATATTGTTTCTTTTATGAAGGCGTTGCAGCTTTTTCCAGTAAGCTCTCTTATTCTTTCTTTTGTTCCTAGCGGAAACTGGCAATTGACGCGATCAACTGTTTTCATATATTCCGCGACTGCTTTTCTGCGTTGCTCTTTCTGCTTCTCTGTATATTCTGGCATCTTTCTAGCTCCCTTCCTATTTTCTTTCATTATAGTATATTAACGCCTTATTTTCAATGATTATTTGTGCTTAATAAATAGTAAACAAAAACAGCAATATATTTGTGCCTAATGTTGTGCGATATGTCTATTGTATTTGTACCTAATATAGTGTATTATATAACCATAGAAACGAGATAACAAATCACTCACAGGAGGATATAGAAATGAAAGAAGCAGAAAGAAAGTTATATGAAAAAGGTTACTACTTATCAAACCAGTTTGACGGATTCGGAACAGTTCCAAACGAATACGAACTGACAGACAGAAACGGGAACACAGTAATTGACCACTTGACAGAAGCTCAGGTCATCGCACTGGTAGAAATGCTATAAGGAGGATGCGAACATGAAGAAAATGATATTAATAATCCTGTTCGTGGCAGAGCTTAGCAGCTGGGCTACTCGCTCATACATGATTCACACAGCTGAGCCGGATACATCTTGCCGGATCACATGGCAAGGTGAAACACACGAATATAAATAAACAGTCGAAACGCTCCAAGCGTGGAGCGTCCACCGCGGGACAGTCTCCCGGTGCTGATGATGACAGACTAGAAAGGGAAATAATATGATTATCGGAACATTAGAAAACGGGAATAAATGTGTATATGATTTGCCAAAAGACGTAAAAACAGCGGAGCAGTTCACAGCGTTAATTGTCGGATATAACAACAAACCTTGGCAACGTGAAGAGTTGCAGAATCAGCCGATTTTAATAGGCTTAAATGGTCCAATGTACAACGGAACCGCATATTTGAAAAGTACTGGCGAAGAAGTAACTATTATAAGATATGAGCAACCGTCAAAATACTAGTCGAAACGCCTCCGGGCGTCTGTAGGAACTGCCCTACCTGCACCGATGAGACAGGGCGCGAAAGGAGAAAAGAACCATGACAAATAGAGAGTTATCACAGGCAATTAGAAAAGACCTGAAAGAACATGGAGTCACAAGTAAAGATGTATCTGTAAGGGTTCGCGATGCGCTATATGATACATCCGTAAATATTACTATCAAGAATCCGCTTATAAGAGAAACGGACGTTGAAAGCATCACAAGAAAATATAGTAAAGTTGACTATGACCAGAGATCAATGGAAATCTTGGCAGGTTGCAACGTGTACGTGCATTGTGAATATGCATATGGAATTTTTGATGATGTATCAGCTCCGCTTATTCCAATAGCTGAAAAGGTATTTAATAACGAAAAATACAACGGCCGGAAAATTGCGGAAAATGAAGAAGTAGAAATACACATGATAAAAATGAATGAAGTGGAAAGCCGCTTATATGAATTCAAGAAAAGCGACCAATACCACAGTGCAATCAATGGCTATATTATCCGCAGCCCGAAAAGCCTTGCAATTGCAATGTGGCGCTTCAAAAATTTACATACAATCTACGCATAATCACCGCTGACAGCGTACCGGGGAGCATTGCCCCGGAGCGGTTTTGTAAAAATTAAAGAAAGGGGTTTTTAAGATGATTAATATTGATATGTGGTATGAAGACAAGAAGGAACAGGCTACAAGATTAGATATTTATTTTAACGATCTTGGATGCTTTTACACTGGAAATATTTATATTTTCGGGAAAATAGTCGGCGATTATTACTCCGATAGCATTCAAGAAATCACAGAATCATTCCCACATTTAGCGGATGCAATCAACAATGCGTTGAACTAGATAGGACGGTGAACAACATGAAAGAAATTATATTAACAGATCAGGAAGCGCGACAGGTAGACACTTTTCTAGAATTTACCTCCAGCCGTATTACTGAAGAGTTGAATTTATGGGAAAGCTTGAAAGTATACACGGAAAACGCTGAAAAAAATGTTGAATTCTGGAAGAGTACAGCGCAGGCAGTAAATAGATTGCGAGTGCAGTTGTTATAAAAATATTAGCCGGATAACTTCCGGCTTTTAGCGCTTCTGTAATAGGCTATTTACAGACAGAAATATTAGTGCTATGATACAAGCGTATATATTCGATTTTAAGACGTTTTACGCGTACTAAATAGAAATTATGTCTTGCGCTATTACAAGCCAATACAGGCAGAAATAGACGCGTACAGAGCTATTCTATACATCATACACCCGAACAGAATTGTCAGAAAAAGGACGCTAGAATGAACAATTTTCCAAGCGTCCAGATTTTTGACCTTTTTTATTTTGGGGTGACATCTTTTTTTGACGAAAAATTTCGGCTCAAAAATTTGCCCTAAAAACGCGCCCTAAAAACGCGCCGATTCTTGATTTTTTTAGAAAAATTTTTACGCAACAGCTCCATATTTCCGAAATGCTTGAATGACCTGTGCTGGATCCGTAGCTGCGTAATGTGTATTAAGTGTCTTTGTGTTCCCGTTCTTATGTCCAAGATAAAATGCGACCAAGTCACGAGGACAGCCACGGCGAACCATATTCGTTGCTGTAGTCTTTCGGAATAGATGCGGATAGATGCGCCTGTCAAGGATTGACTTCTCTCCGATTGTACGAATCACATATTCCAGTCCACTCTTAGCAAGTCTGCTATGTTCCCCTTTTGTTGCCACGAACAATGCTGGATTACTGTCTTTTCTACTATCCAAATACTTTTTCAAATGATACTTTGCTACATCGTCCAAACACACAGTTCTGTATGCGCGTGTTTTCTGCCCGTAAATGAGGATTTCTCCCTTTTGCCAGTCAATGTCCTGTCTATTGATTGGAACGCACTCAGAAACACGAATAGCAGTGCTGCGAAAGAATTCTAATACAGCTCTATCTCTTAGATGCTCACGGTATTCCTTGAAATTAGTTACTCCGTTCACCTCTGTCCGGCATGCATCACGCAAAGCCTCCATTTCCCAATCGGCAAGAAATTCAATTGGCTTTTCAATTTCAGCAAATGGTTCTACTCCGTCTACTGGATTTTCATTTATCATCTTCTGCTTTCGCATCCAGGTGAAGAATGCTGACAGGTTACGTCTTTCGTTATTCACGGTTGATGCAATGTTTCCAGCTCCACGAAAACCGGTTGCATGATACCACTGTAAGTACAATTCCACATCCATATCATTTATATCCAGCAAAGATTTATTCGTGAACTGAATAAAATGTCTGATAGTCTCCAGATAATATTTTGCTGTCTGCCTGCTCAGCTTTGGAACTTTCTTTGTCATATAAACATTTAGTATATAGTTATTCGTATTCTCATTTGTTGCCGGTAGTGTTTCCGTCTCAATAACATCAACATGAGCCATTGCGCTTACAATCGCTTGATTCAGAATATCCATAGTGACTGCATTCAGATACGGTCTCATAGTTGCTAATACGCTATCTCTTACGATTTCTTTCTGTGTCTGCATAATTTATCCTCCTAGCAATTGCCTAAGAAGATGAACTATGCTATACTCTTCTTAGGTGAATGGGTACCGGAGATCTCGCCAAAGATTCTTGTCCGGTACCTGTTTTTATTTTGTTATCAAAGCTCACTCACCCATTGTTTTATATTTTCTTTTCTACATCAAAATTGCGCTTTCGCAAATATTCTTCCACGCTAACACTCTGATACGCTTTGCGCTTGAATTTCTCATATGCATGTTGGTTAGGTGGATTTTCTGCCATTTCTGCATGATGGTCTTCCATTCCGTTGCGTTGCTCTTTACTGAGATTCAAGTTATTCAGTCCTTTCTTTGTACTTCTCAAGCTCATGTAGATGTATGCTGCTTAATGTCTCATACAATTCACTATCCCTATATGACGTACTATCATCAGAAATGAGTCCATCTACCTTGTCTAAATACACACCAGCTTTTTCGAGGTCCTCATATCCATTTTTATGCTCATGCCTCCAAAGGTATTTGATTGTATTTCCAAGGCAGAATCCGATAAATCGTTCTTTCCCAAGTGCTATTCTCAAAACATCGAAACATTCAAGGCTTGTCTGTTTGTAGTGTTCTGGCCGGATACTACTCATTTTATACATCTCCTTTCGCTCTATGATTAGCTCTTTCCACGTCGAATCCCTCTGGATATCGTGCTTTAAGCTTATCCACGTTCATCTGCATGATTTCATCCATATCCCATCCGAATGATTCACACATCATAGCCACATACCAAAGCACATCTCCCATTTCTTTCTTTGCGTGTTCCATATCCAATTCTTTTTCGTGGAAAACCCACTTCTTAATCATGTCATTGAACTCACCGACCTCACCAGACAATCCAAGGCATGCATTGAAAATACCGCCTAAATCTAAGTGCTGTTCATCTTCAAACACAAGATTCTGTGATAATAAGTATTTCATATCACATGTTAACATGCTTTCAAGTAGTCTCTTTGTCGCCTCTCTATCATTTGTTCTCATTGCTAATTTCTGATATTCATTTGCATTCACCGCTCTATTCCTCCGTATTTCTTTTT